CTCCAACTACTACATTTCGTATAGTATAGGAAACTTGTTTGTCTACATCTATTTTTACAAATTCATCGTGATTTGGGTCGTGGGCTTCAGTCTGTGCGTTATGTTGTATTCTATATCCTGCTAAATGTTCGTATACATCAGTTAAAACATTACCATCGGTATCTGTTCTTGTTGAGGTAGGATGTGTCCAAGATAATAAAATATCGTAACCAGATACTCCTGCATCTAATGTTACATTGTCTCCACCACTAGGTACTATAGACGCTGTTAAATTTTGAGGTGCTGGTACTTCTTCTGACCTTTTTGGTTTTCTTAATTCTGCTGGTAGTTGAGGTATTTCATATCCTCTATCTACTGCATTAAACTTTTTAATATTGTATTCAGCAGCATTAATAGAGAAAGTCATTTCTTCACTATTTTCTTTTAATGAAGTAATAATATACTGTTTCATGTTTCCAGTTACTTCTACACCTTTATCTGTTTCTCCAGATATAGCATAGATAACTTCTCCATTTGGTACAGAACTAAATGCGCTTGATACGGTTACTGAGGTTGAATTAAAAGAACTTATTGGTTTTGTTTCTACTCTAACATCTTCTGAGTAATAGATTTGTACAACAGCACCTGCGTCATCTTTGACATTTCTTGCTTTTTCTTCATTATCAATAGCTGCTCCAGCCTCATCTAACAGTACTAAATCTCCCTCTCTATAGACTACAGAATTAATTGTTGCTGTCTGTTGAGTTAAATATGCACCACCGCTAGGATATATTAAATGTAATTCATAATTATTTTCTGAAACTAGAGTGCTTGATAAGTCTCTATCTGTTTTTATAACTGTAGTAGTTGAATTAGATGTAGTTGTAACTCTACCACTTAGTTGAGTATTTGCTTCATCTGCATCTTGAATATTGATAATATCCCCAGGCCTTAGAACTGCTCCTGCATTTATTCCTGTTTTAAAACTTACAACTTCTTTTTCTAATCTTTCTGTAAATAGATGCCATTTACCGTATCTATGTGCCTGTCCTTGTGATGTACATCCAAATGCTGTAACTGTTTTTCTAGTTATTCTGCCTGCTTTCTGTATCTCATCTATATCTTCTACAACTTCTGTTGCTTGTTTGTAGCTATCTTCTGGATCAGTCCATGAGACTCTTATTTGATTATGTTTAAATCTTCCTGCTGTTCCTGAGTAGTTAAACAGTCCTTCTACAACATTACCTTTTGTAAAGGTATAAACTGCACCTTTTTGAATATTGGAACCTAAAGTGACTTGTCCATTGTACCAAATAAGCATACTTCTAATAACAGTTGCAAATTGTTTTAAGGTCTTCAGTGCGTCTTGATTTTTTGCAATATAAGTATTACAAGTAAATCTTGGCTCACTTCCGCCTTTTCCGTCTGGTACTAATTCATCACAATATTTTGCAATCTGGAACATAGTCCATTTATCGATTTGTGTAAAGTCTCCGTTTGGGTCTAAATAATTCCCTAGTCCATATCTTGAATTGGTGAGCATATCCATAAATATCCATACTGGATTATCTGTAAATACTGGCTCGTAGTTTACTTGGTCAGCTGTTTGTGCCAAGTTATTAAATTCCTTTTTATCCCCTCTAAAGTTTCCATCCCAGTCTACGTAAGCTCCTGTGTCCGCTCCTGTAGTAACGTTTCTTGTATACGTTGCGCCTGATCGTCTTACTCCTGCTGCGGTAGGCTCGAATCTTGGAAAATAGTTAGTAGGTACTTTTACCTTCATTCCAAATATTTCATATCCTCTTTTTGGTATCTGAGAAAAATCTTCTGCATCTACTATTACTCCTGCGTACGCAGTATAAGGATATCTTAATTTATCTGTAATAATATTTTCAATAGACTTTAATTGCGAAGCATTAGTTTGTTGCCATGAATTTTCTTTTTGGTTAACTGGTGATAGTCTTTGTACTTTTATTCTATATGCATCGTATGGTTGGAATTCTTGTGTGTTTATTAAGTATGTATATGTAAATCCTTCTTTTGTTTTATCTGAAATAACTCCTGACTGAGAACCTTTAGTTCTTGTATTCCCATGATAGCTACTTGTTGATGTCGCAATAGTTGGTCTACCTACTACTAGAGAGTCTGTAAAAGAACTTCCACCATCTCTTGAGTATCCAAAGAATATTCTGTGCTCTGCAAAACCATTGCCTATAGTACCGTTTTCTTTTGAGGACACTAAACCTGAAGGGAAGGCTATATTTATCTTGACTATATCTATCTCGGCAGGATTACCTACTGACATATTAGTGGAAGTTTTAATTACTTCACTTGCAGTAGCATTTTCAGAAGGTATGTCTAACCCAAAAGCACTATTTGTTGGATATCCAGTATTTTGTACTTGGTCTAACGCAGCATTTATTGCAGAGGCTTGTGAAGCACTACCTATCCCAGCTGGAGTAGGTAAATACGGTTGGTCTCTTTCTCCTGTTCTGAAAGCAAATCCAAAATTATTATAGTTGTATTTAGGAACTTCATTAGATGTTCTTACAGGACTTGATAGTATTGCAATAGTATTTGCTGTGTCGATTCCTCCACCAGCTGTTAAAGTTGCTCTATTATTGCCTGCGTCGTAACTTGCTACTTTATCTACTAAGTCTAAAAATAAACTTGTATTTGATTTAGTTACTGCTGGAGCTAAATCTACTCTTACTGCTGAAGTATTTATAAATTCTGTTATTTTTGTTGCGAGCTGTGTTCCGTTTGGTCCAGCTCCGTCTATTCTTAAATACGCAGGAACTATATGTGCAGAAGTATCATACACATCTCCACTTGCAAAAGCCATAATAGAAGTATCAGTTCTAATAATGTTATTTCCTGCAATAGTATCTCCGGCGTTTATACCTTTCTTAGCTGCTCCTAAAATCTGTATTTCTCTAGTACCATCTGTAGTTAAAGAGTATTCAAAAATAGAAGGACTATTATTATCTACTATTATTTTACTACTAGCTGTATATCCTGAGTCTACTGATCTTTGTGGTGAAAAAGTATTATTATTGTTTGCCCCTATTACAGGATTGTCGTCGAGTCTTATACTTGCTGCTCCATTGACTAATCCTTCTATCGGGCCTTCTGATAGTGCATCATATATTACTGCTGTTTGAGCTGTTGATTTTCCTTGAGTTGTGTATGCCATTATGCTATTTCCTGTCTGTCTACCCAGTCGTAGTTGCTACCGCCACCGCCACCTGAACCACCGCCACCAGTTGATCCTGTTCCTGAACTTCCTTCTGAAGGTTTTGATACGAATTTATATCCCATTTGATGTTTTACTCTACTTTGTGTGAATCCGAAATTAGTAACTGCTCCGCCAACTTCCATTTTTCCATAGCAAATTGGTACAGGTACTCCCATTTTTGTTGTATTGACAGGACCGTTGAATAATGAGGACTTTTCTTCGTTTAATTCATCGGGGTCATCCATTGTTAATTCTATTATACCTTGTAAGGCTAAGGTTACCCCTGCTGTAAAAGCTCCCTGAGCTAGAAAACCACTTAAAGATCCTACAGTACCTGGGTTAAAGACAGCAACTACTATCAGTATTATACCTATAATTAATTTAGTCAAACCACTTTTTGAACCTGCAGGAACTGGAGAAATAATTATATCGTCTTTTCCTAAAGTGTCTCCTATATTTTCCATGCCTATAAAATCTTCTCCTTTTTGAACAGTAAACTGAACATCAGAATCAGTACATTCTAGTAGATATCTTCTGACGCCTCCTTTCATGCAGTCGAGAGCATGCATTGCCTCTTGGACAGTTTCGCAGTTAAGTCTATGAGTCTCTCCAAAGAGTTGTCCCATTCTTCCCATTAAGTGTATTGTTCTAGTCATAATTTGGTTCCAAAATATATTGGTCTTTGTCGGGATACGATACGATTAAATATGGTATACCAACGGCGTTACAGTTATCTATGTCATGCTCACTCGGTTTACAATCTCCGTCATAGTGGCTATGGACTACATATAATATTTTCGAATTGAGTTGATATGTAATGAAAGTTTTTGCGTCCATTTCAAACCTATCTTTTTCTTCGGAAATATTTTTGAGAGGAATATAAATTTTATTATTATTTTCCTCTACAACAAGTCCACAACATTCTCTAGGTGCGCATTGCTCAGCGTGACTAAATATAGAATCCATCACGAGAATGCTCTTGCTCCTGGGAATCCTCCAAACGGAAGCTCTACACTTGTATCTGTAGCAGCTTTTCCTGTGCTGGTTGCTGTACCACCACTAATTGGATTAAACCCAAATCTTTTCTTACATCCTGTAGTAGTCTTACTACACCCATCTCCTCTTTCCCAATAAGGGCCATGTCCTGGAGCTTGATCGTCACTTGGAGCTTTTGCTTTCCATACTAATGTTTTACCATTAGTAGAAGAAGTAGAAACATTGTCAGTAAATTTTACATAACT